GAGTACTTGTTATCCAATTTGTTCTCTTTAATATAATGATTAAACAAGAGAGCTCCACGAATATGTATCGGAGTTCCCTTAGAATATATTGAAGAAGAAGACCTATACTTAACTACATCAGATGCAGATCTTGGAAAGGAAATTTGTTCCGGTGGAAGAGTTTTAAATTTTTTCCTACTTTCATCAATAAATTCAATGACTTCTTCTTCAGTGCCATTCATCATCAACTTCAAAGCATCTTTAATCATTTTCCTACATGGTGCAGGAGTAGATGATTTGACTGCTTCAATACCCATCATCTTGAGTTTGGCCTCATCATAACGAACACCTTCACTGTCCCATACATTCAGAATGTATCGCTTCTTAGCAGTCCAGATACCACGATCAGCAATGTTCTCACGCTTCATTTGCATCTTCTGGTCATACGCCGACACATACTCCGCCAGGTTCTCGTAGCACTGGTCGATGTACGGTTCAAACTTATCTTCGCAGATCTTATCAAGTAATCCCACAATCGCAACCTTGTCGCCAGACTTAGCAGCAAAAAATTTATCAACAAGAGGTCCAAGGCTAAGATAAATTGAATCTGTGTCAGACGCAATTACGTAGTCCTCGTCGGTTGTAGACAACAGTTTATTTAGATACTGGTTCATCTTACTCTCAATCCAACGGATAGAGACTTGACCAGAAAGCGTAATCGCCTCCGCATTGGCCAGTTTATAGTACCTAAAATACTGATTACCGATAGCACCATAAGCAGAGTTGAGTGAGATCTTCTTAGCCATCTGGATATTATTGCACCGGGCAATCTCTTTCTCCAGTGCCTTAGTAGGTGCCTTCTCATATTCTTGCTTTGCCTGAAGCATTCGTTTCTTAAAGATTACACGATCCCCATACATCTTCTCCATGAGTTCTGGTAAGAATCCACGAACATCTTTACGATACATTGCACCATTGGCACATACCGCATTATTTTTATACAGTTCAAAGTTTATCTCCTCATTAAGGATTCGATCAACCGTAACCGTGGGATGACGTTCCTCAAGGAGTGTCTCTGGGGAGATATTGTATTGCATAATAAGATGGGGGTATAGACTATTAAGGTCAAAAGAGACAACCCAATCATATTTTCCTGGAATTGGTTCCTTGACATATGCCCCCGCATATTTTTCATTTTTTTGAGACTTGTTCTTTGGTGGAATTACAATATCTCTCTTTTTAAGATAATTGTAAATAATATTATCCCACATCCTTACTTGATAAAAGACATCTCCATAGTTGACTTTAGCATCATATGCCATAGTCAAAGCAAGTTCAATCAACTTCATCTTGTCTTCCAATCGGTCAACAAGTTCCACGTCTTTTATATTATACTCAATATACTTTTGCCAACCATGAGTATAAAAATCCTTAAAGGTTTCAAACTCAGAGTGGTCAAGTTTTTTTTGCCCCAGTTCTACCTCTGCAATATAATCAAGGCGATATGATTCCTGTGCCTTATAAGTAAATTTCTTATACAAGTCAAGATAATCAAGTTGAGTAACACCACCAACATCAAATGTAGTTTGTGTTCTACCCTTAATAGTAACCTCATTCTCTGTGACAAGGCCCCAAGGTGAGAATCTCTTCATCAACTTCTCACCTAACACACGATTAAGTCTCTTACAGATATATGGAATATCATAGAACTGACAGTTCCACCCAGTAATTACATCTGGAACATCAACCATCCAAAAATTGATGAAGTGACTTAGTAGTTCTTGCTCTGTTGGGCAATGATAATAAGTAACATTCTCCTGCTTATTAAAGAAAGGTTTTATTCCCCAAGTGGTAATTTTCTTAGTATTATAATCCTGAATAGTAATAGCAAGAATTTCCTCAACACAAGATTCTACATCAGGGAATCCATTCTCTGATGCAGTCTCAATATCGATAGTAATTAATTTTATTTGACTTATATCAAATTTAATTTCATCTTGAGGATACTTCTCCGAAATATATTGATAGATGTATCGATCATTTCCATAGATAGGAAATCCATCTACTTCATCATACTTCTTGTAGAACTCACGACAATCTCTAACACTACCAGGTCTTATTGGTTCAACGGGATCTCCACTTAATGTCTTATACTTAGAATCTTTCTTTGATTTTACAAAAAGAGTTGGGAAAAACTCATCCCGATAAATTTCCCTTTTACCATTTTCAACTCCACGAACTAGAACTTGATTCCCAATTAGTTGTACATTAGTGTAGAACTTCATTTAATAATGTTTTGATATTTTTCAAGAAGTGTTGGTTTAGGATCAGCAAGAGTAAGAATCTTATCTGACGCCATCATAAAAGTGTTCTCACTCGTATAGTTGGAAAGCCAAGGAGATAATGTTTCATTATCTCCTAAAAGAAATGGTTCTACTAACTTACAATCAGGTTCACCAATGTCTGCGCCAACTTCCTCAATCTGAGATATTAGAATCTCCTGAGTCATTAGTATAATCAACTTTATCACTTTCGTTTCCATTTTTTAGAATGTCCTCTCTAAACATATCATTAATTTTATCCACTGGATTAAACATTGTTACTACCCAATCAGAAGGGACTGGGATAGATTTTTCTTTTGCTAGAGGCATCCATGGGTACATGGTGACAGCTAGTTCTGTTTGACTATCTGGTTGTTTTGGATCCAATTCATCATCGGTCATTGGGCCAGCATTTCTAAGTTTTACAACACAAGGTTTTGTCAAGTAATATCCAATAACTTTTTCTTCTGGAGAAATCATTTCTTGAACATCTGCAATGACATCTTCCCCCGACTTTAAAACCAGGATTTTGATCGACATAATTTTCTTTTACCTCATCTTATTTTAGCAAGAAAAAGGGGAGGTGTCAACTGGATTTTGCCAGTTACCTCCCCCCTCTACGGCGACGATATACTTTATTTAGAACCAGACTTTTCTTTGATGATGCTCTGGCACAATTCTTCCTAGAACAATACTTAACAACCCATCCTCAAATTCAACTGATCTAACTTCCGTGTCTTCTGCCAATGTCCAAGATCTGGTGAAAGATCGTTGAGCCATTCCTCTATGGACATATGTTTTTTCGGATTCGGTATCCCCCCTTTGCCCTTCGACAAAGAGTTTTCCGTCTTGTGTGTAGACATTTACTTCTTTCTTTTTAAATCCTGCTAATGCAATTTCCAGTTTCGATTCTAATTCGCTGACCGTAACTAGATTGAATGGCGGATAATTCTTTGTTGTTTCGTGGAGATTAAACAACCTATCGAAGTATTCATCCATTCCTATGCTATTCCTATTTATGCGTTCCATCAACGCAGGTAGGTCCGCAGCAGTGTACCGTGCAAGGTTTCCCATGATTCTTAGCTCCTTTAAAAGCGAGTTTGTATTTTGTGGACCCCGAAGGCATCCATACTTATTTATAGCACGACAATAAAAAAAGAGGAACAGTATTTACCGAACCTCTTTATAGGGTGTTCCGATTGTAGAGTGTGCCGCACGAAAGACACACAAGTATTTATTCTTCTACTGCAACTTTCTTTTTTCCAATATTGTATTTTTGCTCAAGAATCCATTCACCTTTATCTTTATAAGAAAGAACTTTAATTTGATTCAGCGGTGCAATATCAAGACTGTCACTCTCTTTAACGATTGAAATTAATCCCCAATCAGAGAGAAGACGAGAAATTCTATTACGACGCTGTATATCATTAAGAGTAAGATTAGCGTGCTTTCCGTCTAATGCAAAAAGTTCTTTAAAGTGAACAATATAATATCTTCCCTGCTTATGTAGAATGTGGCAGGATTGATAAAGTTTTTTCTCCTTACGAGAAGCAACTCCAATTCTAGTTAATGTCTCCCTAACTTTGAGGAAATCATCTGGTTCATTTAGAACGACCTCCAACATTTTATCTAGAGACCAATCAAAAGTAGGTTCCTCAGTTGCAGTCATTTCATGCCTCCAATATCAAGTCGTTTTTTAATAAAATTAATCTGTTCTGGTGTCAGGATTTTCAGAGCTTGAGATGCTTTTTCATTACTATAACCATAGTATTTTTTAATGCTTTCCAAATCCGTGACTTTATCCTTACGGAGCCAAGGAGAAAACCTCTTTCTTTTCCTCAAAGTATTTAGATAAAAAGAATATTGCATATCTTTACTAAGAAAGTTATACTTATTCATTTCGTTTGCAAACATTACGCAGTCCAAATGGCCTGATAAACATCGATTAATAATATATGGTGGATAACTTTTGATATCATCAGAGTTGTCTTTAATAAGATTTTCCTTATTAAAATTTATTGAGTTGAGCCAGTCTTTGAGTTCCATTATCTAATAATTTGAATGTCATCATCTTCTGTCCAGAGTTCGACTTTTGTTCTGAACCGGTCTTCTTGTTTGAGTTTTTCATATCTCTTACCCGCTTTCTTTTTCCACCAAGAGATAATATTTTCAAGGTAGAACTTATCCCAATTAGGACCGCGAATTAACTCATCTTGCTCTTCACAAATAACTTCTCTAACATTGGCATATCCATAATCAGAAATATAAAATCTTTTCTTCTGAGTAAGACCAAATGCCAGGTCGATTACAGAGTTGAATCTTTCAAGTTTCTCTTGATTTTGTAAAGACTTTTTAATAATACTAATCATTTTAGATTGCCTCTTCATCTTCTTAGAAGATGCTTTATTATCTGTCAAAGGAGTATTATTATTCAGCACCGTAAAACGGTCATGAAGGCGGTGAAAGACTTCATCGTGCAATAGAGGTAGGAATTTACTTTCAGTCAGTCCCTTGTAACGCATAAAGGGTTTTAGGCCATCATACTGAGATGCAGACGTAGTAGATCCGTAGAGAGATGTAGTTTCAAAGAGAGCAATGTTTTTCTCAAAGACTTCATTCAAAGTTTCACGAGCAAAATGTGAACAACAAAGAAGTGCCAATAATTTTCCACCAAGATAATTATATCCAAATGGTTGAGATGGAACAATTACAAATCCCATTGCAGCATGACGATTGAATATAGAAAGATTAGGAACTTTACCTAACCAAACATTTCTTGGTTTTGAATTAATAGTGGGAGAACCAAAACGAATAAATCCAAGGACAGTTTGAGTTCTCTTCTCAAAGACCATCCACCTAAGTTCTCTACCAGGAATATTACTTTCGTTATTATGAGAAGAAACAGCTCTCAAAAGATTTCCGTAGTGTTCTTGTTGAATAGAGTGCTGAAACCTATTACCAACAAACCTAATATCAAATTCCATCTCGTTAGGATGAATATCTTCATTAAAGAACTCATCCTGAAGAGGAGTCAATTGACTCGTCTGGGAGATAACTTCTTTTTTTACATAACGAAGATAATCTTCGATGGACGAAAAGTTTTCAAAATAATTAATAAATTCATCTGCCGCCCAAGAAGCGTCACTCTCAGATATAATCATAGGTAGTTAGGTTCATCACCTTTATGAAGAAGAACGCCATCAACATTCCGAAGTAATTGTTGCACATCATTATGCAAAATACGGTATCCACTGCCAACATACAATTGTCCAAGGACAACCGATACTGTAGCAGTTCCCCAAAAAACGTAGTACCATCTAGATTTTACTTGTGCTTTAATCTTGGTTTTCATAATGTTTAATTAATCGTTCAGATTGTTTTCTGTCAATCCCACAAGGAGCATTCTTAAGACATCTAAGAATAACCTCATTATCGCATATGGTAGGTTTGATTGTAAACCCCCACTTGTCAAGTTCACCTTCTATAGGTGCTTCACATGGATCGAATTCATGTGGCATTATTCAATACCTGGTGGAAAAGTTTCAATCTCAGTCAGTTCATAGTCCCAGTCTTCCATGACTGTATTAGCAAGAAATCTATCCGAAAGCATTTTCAATTCCTTCTCAGCATACTCTCTAGTCTCTGCTTCTAACCAAACATCAACCACTTTACCCAATCTAAGTTTCTTGATGTCTAACTCAGACAATCGCTTACAGGCATCTCTCACGGCATTGCCAGGAGAGTCATCAACCTGTGATCGTAGACGGATGAATACCAGTGCTTTAAATTTCATTTGAATTCACACTCAATACATTGTAATTATAATGAAAATATGCATTGGCAACCATACCAGTCATGGACAACCAATAAACCATGATAAGGGCCATACCAATTTTATTTGGAATACTTGTCATTTGAACTCGCATTCAACCATAATCTCAGTGAGACATGCCAGCATATTTATTTCTTGATCCGCCACAAATGCCATTTGATACTGATACTTAGCAAGCACAAGCACAGCAGCAGGAATACTATTCGGAACCAGGGAATCATAACAAGCATCGTAAATACGACGCAGTA